GTGAAGATGATCATTTTCGCTTTGCTTGTGCTGGTGGCTGTGCTCGTTCTGTTACTTCTGCGCAAATATACCCGGCTGGAGTTCGTAGGGCATGCCAGCTTGCTGCTGAAAACGTGGTCTGTAAAGCTGGGAGCTATCGGCGCGCTGGTTGGTGTATGGGCGCAGTCGTTCCCGGATGCTGCGCTGCACGCCTGGGCGGTGCTGCCGCCGGATATCAAAAACATCCTGCCGCCAAACATCGTTGCGTTGATTAGCCCTGCGCTGGTGGTGCTGGCCGTACTATCGCAATACGTACGCCAGCCAGCATTGAAAGAAAAGGCCGACGAACTGAAGGAGCAGCAATGAGCTTTGAAATTATCGCGGGACTGGTGGTCGTCATCCTGGGTGCTATTGCTGGCGCGTTCGGCATTGGTCATGCTCGCGGGGCCAGTAAGGCGAAAGCCAAAGCTGATCAGCAACGAACCGAAGAGAACGCCGCTGCTACTGTCGCCGCGGCAGAACGCCGTGCTGAAGTCACGAAAGGGGCCAGCGATGTACAGGAAGACGTTAAGCGTATGGGCGATGACGATGTTGATCGGGAGTTGCGCGAAAAGTTTACCCGCCCCGGTAGTCGTTGACACGGCCTGCAGCTGGGTGCGGATCATCTACCTGACTGACCACGATATCGATGTGTTGGATAAGCAGACCAAGCGTGACATCCTGGCGCACAACAAAGCAGTGCAGGCCAATTGCTCGCAGCTCACAGAGAAGGGTTCCAGGTAATTCAGCTACAAACGCAGAACACTTTAGGTATTGAAATTTACATGGCCACATGAACAAAAAATCAGAATACGAGACAACAGAGCGCTGAAAAATGAAAAGTTGGTATCTAAGTCAGGTGCATTAAGGCACTATGGATTTTCAATTCCTTCTATCTAAGAAGCTGCCCATGACAAGAAATTCACTCCCTCAACTTCCGCATGGTTATCGATACGGTGACGAGCACTCTATTCACCCTCATTGTGATGGGGATTATTTAGCTCCGCAGGGATGTGTTATCAAGTCCGTTAACCTTGTAGATGGGGCGGTTATTTATGTGCCCATCCAACGCTACATCAAGCATCTAGATCTTTGGGTTAATGCCGAAGGAACTGTCGAATAAATTGTTAGTTACCGGCCTCGTTCGGGAGAGCTGAGAATTGCCATCAAAAGACCAGCAGAGATGCCTGGTGCTCTGGTTGAATGTTCCGGCAAGTTGAAAATGATTGGTTCAATGAGCTCTTTCGATATTTAAATGCTTTCGATAACTTAAATGAAGCTATCATCACGTGATCACTGCCAGCCAACACCAAAACGGCAGTGGTCAGTTAAAAAGCAGAAAAGCCTCTCCCGGGTGGCTCCTGAGAGATTTTAGTTTTCTAACTGGTACCAACCAAAGGTCGCATTTTTTATGCGACCTTTTTTATTGTGCGTAACAGGCATCCGTAAGGAAACCGTTCAGCTTGTACACACGGCAAAGATAAATGCAAAAGCATCACAGAGGCTATTTTGTCGAATGGCTTCGATAATACTCCCCACATCGCACAGAGGTAAGACATGTCAGAGATCACTGCATCCGAGCAAATCCGCCTGGATATAATCAAGAAAGTTAATTATGACACCGCAGCGGCCAAGCTGGCCATTGACTGGGTAGGCGACAGCTATCTGAAGTCTGAGCTATTCGCTGACTCTTTCGATCATGTTTTCACGGAAAGTGAGATTGTCTCGAAGACCCGTAAGGCAATCCAGGAAGCGACCGAAGCGCTGGCGCTGTTTGATACTGCCGCTGAGAAGGTCAGCTAAGGCATTACAGCAGGCATTCATCGAGTGCCTGTGATAATGTTAAAGCTCCTGTATAAGGGGCAGTTGTATGATATCATGCAACGAAACAACCAAGCTATGGAAAGTCCGGGTAATGGTTTGGAGTGAATGTGATGTTTAGCAGCGGTGGTATAAATGGCTACTTTTTCCTGTTGCTTAGTATGTGGCCAGTGCTAATGGTTTTATTCCTGGGATTGTCTCCTGCATTTTACGGTGTGTTAATGCCTAAAACGGCAATTGCTTGTCTGGTGATCGCTGCAGCCTTTGGCATTGGTGGGTGGTTCTATGGATTGTGATCTAAGTAACATTTGGTCAGGTTATAAACTGGTATCTGACCGCATTACAGCAGGTATTCATTGAGTGCCTGTGATAATGCCCGTCAGACAATGGACTGATATCATTGTCTGTTTCTCCCGGTGTATTTTGAAATACTCAATACTCTCATAACGTCTCTGCCAGCCAACATCAGAACGCCTGAGGTTAGTTAGCCGGATAGATGCACCTCTCTCTGTTGGCTCCTGAGAGATTCTTTATACGCTGGTTGGTAGTGACCAAAGGCCGCATAATTTTGCGGCCTTTTTCATTTCTGTAAAATGAAAGTCCTCAGGCGGTTAACGATGCTCTGGACCATGGAAGTGATCTCCACCATGTCCGCCGCTATGAGGCCCAGGGGGAAGGATACATCCTGAAAGAGACAGCGCACCACAGATCACAAAAACAGCAAGCATAATTCTTTTCATAATAACTCCTGAACTAAAGAGCCTTAATTCCAAAACAAAAAAGTGAATATTTTATGGAGAATCAGTAATTCCTTTTTCTCCCTCACGTTAAATAGGAATAATCCATGGCAAAACCGGACTGGGGCGAGCTTCAGCGACGGTTCCTGTCCGATCATGCCGCAACCGGCGTATCACCGAAGGATTGGTGTGAAGCGCAGGGACTGAATTACGCTACTGCCCGCCGATACATCAAGAAACCCACTGCGCAAACTGCGCAAAAACCTGCGCAGAAGAAACTGCGCACTGCGCAAAAGGAAAAGTGCGCAGAAGAGCTGGTGGATGATGATGGCCTCACCGATCAGCAATGTTTATTTGTCGCAGAATACCTGAAGGACCACAACGCCACGCAGGCCGCTATCCGTGCCGGGTACAGCAAGAAGACTGCTGAACAAATTGGCTATCAGCTGCTTCAGAAAACTTCAGTTGCGCAGGCCATTGCGCAGCAGCAGAAAGCATCCATTGTGCGCACGCTTGGCAGCGCTGATGAAGTGCTTGAGCAGATGTGGCGGCTGGCAACATTCGACGCCAACCAACTTTCTCAGTATCGCCGCGGGAGCTGCCGCTACTGCTGGGGCTTCGGTCACCAGTATCAATGGCGCGATGCGGTGGAGTACGAAGAGAAGCGGCTTGAAGCGCTTGAGCGTAAACGTCGAGAGCCTTTGGATGATGGCGGCTACGGTTACAACCACACCAGCGCACCTAACCCGGAATGTCCTCGCTGCAATGGTGATGGCGTCGGCCAGCCATTCTTCGCCGATACGCGCAAGCTGGCGCCTGATGCTGCGCTTGCCTATTCCGGCGTTAAGCTCGGGAAGAATGGCGTGGAGATAACCGCTATCAGCCGCGAGCGAATGTACGAGGCGGTGATGAAACGTCTCGGCCTGGCTGACAGTGAGTTCACCCAGCGTCTACAGCAGATTGAAATCGAGCGCCGGCAGCTGGAGATCGACAAGCTCCGTAAAGAGCTGGCCGCTGACCCGGAAGATGACGAACCAACGCCAGTTGCGATCAATATCAACGTAGTCGATGCGCGAGTGAGGGAAGAGGATGGCGATAGCTCCGACGCTTAACGTTCCCCAGGCTCGTTTTCTGGCTATGCAGCAGAAGTTCAAAGCCTATGTAGCTGGTTTTGGATCCGGAAAGACATGGGTTGGCTGCGGTGGAATATGCAAAGGGTTTTGGGAGTTCCCCAAAATAAACCAGGGCTACTTTGCCCCGACCTATCCTCAGATCCGCGATATCTTCTACCCCACGGTGGAAGAAGTTGCTCACGACTGGGGACTGAAAGTCAAAATCGTTGAAAGCAACAAAGAGGTCCATTTCTACAGTGGGCGCCAGTACCGCGGCACGACAATTTGTCGGTCGATGGAAAAGCCCGACACGATAGTAGGCTTTAAAATCGGCAATGCGCTGGTGGATGAACTCGACGTTCTGAAAGCGGATAAGGCGCGTCAGGCGTGGCGAAAAATAATCGCGCGTATGCGTTATAAGGTTGATGGTCTGCGTAATGGCATTGACGTGACCACCACACCTGAAGGATTTAAGTTCGTCTATAACCAGTTTGTTAAGGCTGTGAGGGAAAAGCCTGAACTGAGGTCGATGTATGGTCTGGTACAGGCTTCGACATTCGACAACGAAAAGAACCTGCCGGATGACTATATTCCTTCGCTCCTGGCGAGTTACCCGCCGGAATTGATCAAGGCATATCTGAATGGCCAGTTTACTAACCTGACCAGCGGCACCATTTATCATCAGTTCGACAGGGTGCTGAATAATTCCAGTGAGGAAGAGCAGCCAGGTGAAGCGCTGTATATCGGGATGGATTTCAACGTCGGGAAGATGGCAGGGATCGTCCATGTATTGCGGCTCGGCTTACCGCACGCGGTAACCGAGATTATCAACGCTTACGATACGCCCGACATGATACGCATCATCAAGGAGCGTTTCTGGCTGTATGCCGACGGAGACTACCGCAAGGTCCGCGAGATTTATATTTATCCGGATGCCTCTGGTGATTCCAGGAAGTCAAACAACGCCAGCAAAACAGATATTGAGCAGCTCCGGCAGGCCGGATTTAACGTCATCGTTGATGATGCTAACCCGCCGGTAAAGGACCGCATCAACTCCATGAACGCCATGTTCTGTAATGGTAATGGTGATCGTCGGTACAAGGTGAATGTGGCCCGTTGCCCGGTCTATGCCGACTGCCTGGAACAACAGGTGTGGGATAAAAACGGCGAGCCGGATAAAAAGAGCGATAACGATCACCCCAACGATGGCGCCGGTTACTTCATTGTGAAGCAATTCCCAATCGTTCGACCTGCATTCTCTATTTCACTGGACACGACATTCTGATGGCCAATAACGATATTACTTATGTTCGCCCTGAGGTCAGGGCGGCGATGCCCGTGTGGAAAAAAATTCGTGACGTGTGCAAAGGGGCTGATGCTGTAAAGGCCGCCGGGAATGAATACCTCCCTTTTCTGGATCCGTCCGATAAGTCTGCACGCAATAAAAAGCGCAATGCTGATTACATTCAGCGCGCCGTTTTCTACGCGATAACGGGCAATACAAAAGTGGGTCTACTGGGGCTGGCATTCAGAAAAGACCCGACCATGACCGCGCCGGATAAACTGAATTATCTTCGTGACAACGCCGATGGTGCTGGTGCCAGCATTTATCAGCAGTCCCAGCAGGTTACAGAAAATATTCTGGAGGCCGCGCGCGAGGGGCTTTATACGGATTATGCAGCTGAGACCGACGAGGCGATCATCCTTCGTTATCAGGCGGAAAGCATCATTAACTGGCGCACCAAACGCATCAATGGACGTGATCAACTGGTGCTGGTGGTTTTACGCGAATGCATGGAAAAGGAAGATGGTTTTGCGTACGAGGATGAAATCCAGTATCGCGAACTGGCTCTGGAGAACGGAAAGTTTGTCTGCCGGGTATGGCGAAAGTCAGCTGACGCAGGCTCTTTTTCCGTCACTTCCGAGTATCATCCTAAGCCAAAAGGTGAGGATTTCTGGGATGAGATCCCCTTTACCTTCGTTGGTGCGCAGAATAATGATCCCACCATCGACGAGTCGCCTTTAGCCGCCCTCGTTGAAATTAACCTTGGCCATTATCGTAATTCGGCAGATTACGAAGACAGCGTATTTTTCTGCGGTCAGGTTCAGCCGGTGATTTCCGGTCTTGATACCGCCTGGCGTGACTGGCTGCAGGATAAGGGAATTCGTGTCGGTTCTCGTTCTCCATTCCTGCTGCCGAAGGAGGGGAGTTTTACCTATGCTCAGGCGCAACCAAACACCCTGGCTAAAGAGGCGATGGACAGTAAGCGTGATTATTCTGTTCAGCTTGGCGCCCGGCTTATCGAGCAGAACGGCGCGGTTAAAACCGCCACGCAATCCAGCGGCGAGCAAACCGCATCCACATCGGTGCTCGGCATTTGCGTTTCCAATGTCTCGGAGGCCTATACGCTGGCGCTCGGCTGGTGCGCCAGATATCTCGGCATTAAAGGCGAGGAATATCGTTACAGCATCAATCAGGAGTTTATCGCCAAAGTCGCAGAATCCGGCATGGTAACGGCAATCGTCAATGCCTGGCAGTACGGTGCGATTCGCGACACTGATATGGTCAGAGCTCTGCAGAGGCTTGACCTGATAGATCCTGCTGACGACCCTGAAACTGTCATTGACGCTATTCGTAACGGCGCGCCTAACCTGATTGGTGGCAATAATGGCAACGGCGAATGACAAACTGCAGGATGAATCCATAGCCCACGCTATATGGGTTAGTCGCTACAGCACCGGCGTTGCCAACAGGATGATAAAAGTTCTGAATGACAGCGACGCCGAACTTACCGCCAGGCTGCTGGTGGCTATCGATACGCTGGATCCCGAGAGCTTTACCGTTTCGCGTCTGGAAGCGTTACTGGTCAGTGTCAGGGCGATAAACAAGGATGCGATTCAGTCGATGTATGCAGCTCTTACTGCCGAGTTGCAGGAACTGGCGAAGCACGAAGCCACTTTTCAGATGAGCCTCTTCCAGTTTGCTATTCCCGACGATGTTCTTGCTCTTCATCCGCTGGTGGGCATCTCCCCGGATGCGGTTTATGCCGCGGCGATGGGGCGTCCATTCCAGGGACGTTTGCTGAGTGAATGGGCCAGCAACCTCGAAGCTGATCGGATGGCGCGGATATCCAATACGGTGCGGCAGGGATTCCTGCTGGGCGATACGCAGGAGCAAATCGCAAAAAAGGTCCGTGGTCATGCTAATCGTGGTTACCAGGATGGTGCGCTGCAGATGAGCCGGGCCAATGCAGCCAGCATTGCAAAAACGGCAGTAGGGCATCTTGCATCGACAGCCAGACAAAGCTTTGCGTCGGCGAACGACGACATTCTGAAGGGTAAGCAGTGGTTATCTACTTTGGATAACCGGACATCAAAGGATTGTCGGATCCGCGACCGTCTCAAGTACACGCTGGATAATAAACCGATAGGGCACAAGGTGCCTTATCTGCAGGGACCTGGAAAAATCCACTTTTGCTGTCGGAGCACTGAAACTTACATCCTGAAATCGTCCGAGGAGTTGGGTATCAAAGTCGGCGAAATCAAGAATAGCTCGCGCGCCAGCATGGATGGACAGGTTCCGGCTGATACGAATTACCAGGACTGGTTCTCCCGGCAGTCGTTCACGCGACAAGCTGAGATTGTCGGAGAAACGCGCGCCAGGCTGATTCGTGATGGCGGCATGTCTCCCGATGAGTTCTACAACGACAGGGGCGAGTGGCTGACGCTGGACCAGTTGCGCTCAAAGGATGAGCAGGCATTCAGAAACGCCAGGCTTTAACTAACATATCTTATTCAATCAGGCTGCCTTCGGGCGGCCTTTTTTATTGGGCCAGGCCCACAGTAACTATCCCAAGGGGACAACATGCTTATTCGTAACATGCTCATTAAATATTATTCGGCAGCTGGTGGTGAAGGTGGTGATGGCGGTGGCTCCGGTAGTGGTGCGCCCGAGATTACGCCGAAAATCCAAAAGCTGATCGATGAGCAGGTCAGTGCTCAGGTTTCAGGCCTGAAAAATAAAAATAGTGAGTTACTCGGTAAGCTCAAAGAGTCCACTGAGTCGCTTAAGCGTTTTGAAGGTATCGATCCTGACGCGGTGAAAACTATTCTCCAGCGTTTCTCTGATGATGAAGAGGCGCAACTGATCGCCGCCGGGAAAATTGACGAGGTACTGGATAAACGCACTGAGCGGCTACGTGCTGATGTTGATAAGCAAATCAAAGCCGCTAATGAACGCGCTGAAAAGGCGGAAGCGTTCTCCAACAAATTCCGTGATCGTGTCCTGGGTGATGCTATCCGCAGCGCAGCGCTTAAGGCTGGCGCGCTGCCAGAAGCATCCGACGATCTGATTCTTCGTGCTAAAGGCACATTCCAGCTCAACGACGAAGGCGAGGCCGTAGCAGTTGATGCAAATGGCGATGTTCTGTTCGGTAAAGACGGCAAAACTCCGCTCACCCCGGTTGAGTGGGCTGAATCTCTGAAAGAGACGGCCCCGCACCTGTTCCCGCGCGCCGAAGGCTCCGGGGCTGGTGGTCATAAACCCGGTGGCGGTGGCGGTAGTCTGAAACGTTCAGAAATGAGCTCAAGCGACAAAGCGGACTACATCCGCAAACATGGCCAGCAGGCCTATCTCAAATTGCCTAAGTAAGGACTAATCAATGCCTACGACCGTAAACAGTGACCTGATTATCTATGACGACCTCGCGCAGACTGCGTTTCTTGAGCGTCGCCAGGATAATCTGGAAGTCTTCAACGCCGCTTCAAACGGCGCAATCATTCTCGACAACGAACTGATCGAGGGTGATTTTCGCAAGCGCACCTTCTATAAAGTTGGTGGTTCTATCGAATCGCGCAACGTTAACTCCACCGACCCGGTAACGGGTAAAAAAATCGGTGCCGGTGAATCTGTCAGCGTTAAGGCGCCGTGGAAATACGGCCCGTATGAAACCACGGAGGAGGCGTTTAAACGTCGGGGTCGCGACGTTAGCGAATTCTCCGAGGTGATCGGCGTCGACGTCGCTGATGCAACGCTTGAAGGTTATATCAAGTATGCCCTACAGGGTCTTGTTGCAGCCATTGGCGCAAATGCTGACATGACGGTATCCGCGGATATTGCCACTGATGGTAAGAAAACGCTGACCCGTGGCCTGCGTAAATACGGCGATAAATTTAACCGTGTTGCGCTGTTCGTTATGCATTCCACGACCTATTTCGACATTGTTGATCAGGCTATCGACAACAAAATTTACGAAGAAGCTGGCGTGGTGGTTTATGGCGGACAGCCAGGCACGTTGGGTAAACCGGTGCTGGTAACTGACACCATGCCAGTTGATGCGATTCTGGGGCTGGTGGCCGGCGCGGTATCCGTAACGGAATCACAGGCTCCGGGCTTCCGTTCCTACGATATCAACGACCAGGAAAACCTTGCCATTGGCTATCGCGCAGAGGGCACGGTTAACGTTGAACTGCTGGGTTACAGCTGGGATGAGACGAAGGGCGCTAACCCTGACCTGACCAAAATCGGCACCGGCGCGAACTGGAAGAAACATTTCACCAGTAACAAATCCACTGCAGGCGTACTGATTAAGCTGGAAGCCCCTGCGGGGGAGTAACCCTGTCAGTGGATAAAACTTCCGCAACTGCTGACAGTACCGACGCGGTGACCGTTTCGCTCAAGTACACCAGAAATGGTGCAGGAGTCTCCGGGGCATCTGTGGCGTGGACGTCTACAGGCGGCACGCTAAGTGCTTCGACGTCACAGACAGGGTCTGCTGGTGGCTCGACGGTGAAACTCACCTCTCCTACGGCCGGCTCCTTCACGGTGACGGCTACCGTTGACGGTGTGGTGAAAACAACTGAAGCGATTGCGTTCACTGCTCCTGCGGGTGGTTAACCGACGGGGCGAAAGCCCCGTTTCTTTTGGTGAGGATCCGATGACCGTTTATATAACAATCCAGGACGTTGACGAGTTGCTGGGGGATACCTGGGCTGCCGCCGACAAAAAGGGTAAAGCCGTGCTCCAGGCAAACACCTGGATGACGGCGCTTAACCTTCAGGATATCGACCCGGAGCATATTCCTGAAGAAGTTAAGCAAGCCGGAGCGTTTATCGCTTCCGTAGCCGCTGCAGGCAATCTGTATCAGCAAAAAACAGATTCCGGCGTGGTGACGAGCAAAAGCGTTGAGGCCGACGATGTGAAGGTTTCCCGCACTTTTGCCGAGCTTTCAACCACCAGCACTGAATTACTCGATCCTGATTTGCAGCTGGCGCTGGATATGCTCAAACCGTGGATGATTAACCCTTTCCAGACGTTCTTTGTGAGGGCGTGATATGTCCGATTTGAAGGTGGTCCCATTTCAAAAGCCCAGCCATCACAACCTCGATAACGACCAGGTTATTCGCCTGCTGAAACAGGCTCTGGAGAGAGCCGAAAACGGCGGCTGCCACAGTGTCGCAGTGATACTGCTTGATGATGAGGGTAACGCGATTGATTGCTGGCATAACGGTGGACGCCCCTATGTGATGGTTGGCGCTATGGAGTCGCTTAAAACCGACTTTATCCATGCTCATATTGAGCGGCGGTAAGGGGGTAACATGCAAAATCCATATGTGCATTATGCCGGCGACGGGCTCGGTCCCCGCGATGTGTTTGTGAATGGAAACCCGATCAGACATGTCGTTTACGCAAACCAGGCAAAGGGTGTTGTAGAGTTTGCTCCGCTCCCGCTGCGGGTTAAGCGCAATGGCGAAATTTATACCCGCAAACTCCACGGTACAGTGATCGTTAAACCTCAGCAGCGTATTGGTGGGTGCAATGGGCATTCGTGACGAGCTGCAAACCGAAGTCGCCGCGGCATTCGATACCGACCTGCAGGATGCCGTTAAGGATTTCACTGGGTCATATACCGTTCGGGGTGCCTGGGACCCGGTGACGGAAACCGGCACTGAAACGCAGGTGACTTACTCGGGGCGTGGAGTACTGGCGCGCTATAAGCTGCGCCGTATCGATGGCGTTAACATCCTGCATGGTGATGTGAAGCTAACCGCCCTGGTCAACGAAGTGACTGACAAGCCGGCAATCGGGCATTTCATCACGGCGCCGGATCCGATTACGGGTGAGCTTCAGCGTTACGACGTCATAACCGCTTCTGCCGACTCTGCTGGCGCTGCGTACTCCATTCAACTGCGGAGGGTGTGATATGGCTAAGGGCTGGAACATTGACCCGGCGGCATTCGCCGGGCTGGTGGCCGAAGATGTCAAACTGCGCCAGCGGACAATCGCTATTCAACTGCTGAATGAAATTGTTCAACGGTCGCCGGTAGGAAACCCGGAGCTGTGGGCCATCAACGCGACCGCGGTTCAATACAACAAAGCTGTTGGGGAATGGAACGAATCTCTTTATGCCGATCCTGCTAACCTGACCAAAACCGGAAGGCTCAGGAAGAAAGTCCGTGTTAATGACAGCATGGATATCAGGCGGCCGGCTCAGTATCGCGCTGGAACCTTCAGGGCATCGCATTTTGTCAGCATCGGCGAACCTAATCATTCCGTCCCGACCGAACCGGATCCGCGCGGGACAATGACGTTTCTTAATGGCAAAAATATTATTGACCAGGCGCCAGCCTACTCGGTGATTTACATCCAGTCGAACTTGCCTTACTCCGTGCCTCTGGAGAATGGCCACTCAACGCAGGCGCCGACAGGCGTCTATGCCGTCTCGTTTAATGGTGTGATTCAGGCCTACAAATGACCTTCACAGAAATCAGAAACGCTGTCATTTCCCGAATGGCGGCACAGACCGCTATTGCCTCTGATGCGGTGGATTATCCCAATGGCCCGGTATTTGACCCCAGTAACCGCGATATCTGGGCCCGCCTAACCAACATTGCTGGGCAGGCAGGCGCAATAGAGATCGGGGATGGGCCAGTCGTCCACAGGACGGGCTTACTCATCATTCAGCTGTTTGTTCCGGTCGGATCCGGGACGTTGCTTATCTCCCGAACGGCCGACCAGCTAACGGAGCTATTCGAGTTTAAGGACGACGGAAAGCTGAGTTATTTCGCTGTTTCTGCTGTGCCGGCGGGTGAGACCGATGGCTGGTTACAGCTCAATCTTCAAATTCCTTATCGCGCTCTGTAGCGCACAAAAAACAGGAGGCTCCTGTGAGCTCAGGTGCAAAAGTAGTAGCCGCGTTTATTCGCGAGACAACGCCAGGAATCACGCCTACAGCAGGGGCGTGGAACCTGCTGCGTCGTTCTTCATTTGGTCTGAAACCAACGCAGAACACCAACGACAATGACGAAATCGCTGGTGACCGCATGGCGCAAGGTGTTTCACGCGGCACAGTGGATGTCGGCGGCGATGTCGGCACGCGGTTTCGCTGGAACCAACATGATGATTTTCTTGCCAGCTGCTTCGGTTCCGAATGGCTAAATAACGTGCTGACGATGGGTAATGGTCGCATTACGTTCTCCGTGGCGACTTTTGCCAGTGATGTGGGGATCGCCCAGATTGCCCGCGGTTGCCAGGTTGGCACCTTCCAGATGGAAATCCCGGCCGATGGTGATATCACTGCAACCATTACGTTTGCAGGGCTGGACTGGGAGACGAAGGGGGACGATACCAGCTATTTCACCGCGCCGGTGGATTTAGCGGGGGCGCTGCGTTACTCCTTTAAAGAGGTCACGAACATCCGGCTAAATGGTGTTGATGGCGGGACAGGTTTCTGCGTCGACACCTTCAACATCCAGTTCAACAACAATATGCAGACTCAGCGCTGCATTGGTACCGGTTCGGCGTTCGCCGGCGCAAACATTCCGACAACCTTTACCCCGTCAGGTCAAATCACGCTGTCATGGTCAAAGGCAGCCTGGGAGGTTTACAAAAAAACGTTCACCGGCGAAACGGTGCCGTTTAGCTTCACCCTGGAGAATGCTGAAGGCGCCTATACCTTCGATTTCCCGGAAGTGCAGATCTCTGGCGACTGGCCGGATGCGGGGAGCACTGACATTGTTCAGGTTCAGCTGGATATCACCGCGGCCAATACTCCGCCAACTATCACCCGCGTTCCCAAAGTGCCGGCGACGGCAATCAGTGTTGCGCCAGCCACTTCAGCTGGGGCCGTGGGATCTACTGTGACGTTAACCGCCACGCTTACGCCAGCTGATTCAACTGATACCGTCCAGTGGACGTCATCGGATCCGACTATCGCCAGCGTGGTTTCTACCGGGCAGAAAACAGCGAAAGTCACACGTAACGCAGCCGGCACTGCAACCATCACCGGTAAGGCCCGCACCTTTACGGCAACGTCTGAAATCACCGTTACCGCGCCTTAATTTACCTGGCCCGTTCTGCAGTCATCGCGGATCGGGCTTTTTTGGGAGTCTTTATGCTGATTATTTCTTCTCAAATTGATTTGAACGGAGAACGCTGGTTTTTCCCTTTCAAAAAGCCAGCAGGAAGTAAAAAGAAATTCACGCCGGAAGACGAGGCGCTATTTAGACTCCGTCTGCTGGTGGCCAGTAGCGAGAATCCACAATACCGCTCACGCAATGCGCTGGTGCGGCGCCATATCGACAAAATGGACGCGAGCTACCAGGTCGGTACGGATGCTTTCGATCTCGCCAGTGTGGGCGAGATTGACTCGGTTGATGATCTTCTCATCGACAATTGCGCGCGCTTTCTTCTGAAAGACTGGGAAGGCGTGGGGGAGCTGGTGGATGGTACGGAGACGGCCGTAGCGTATACACCGGAGCGTGGTGTTGCGTTACTGAAGCAAAACCCCTCTCTGTACTGGCTTATTCTGGCTGAGGCAGCGAACATTGCTCGGGGTAAGGAGCGGCAGACTCAGGAAACCGTAAAAAAGCCATAGAGGCCCAAAAGTGGCTAAAGGAATTCGCCGGCGAGCAGGGCGAGAAAGCAAAGTGGCGCAGGGAGAAACTAAATCTCCCGCCCATTCCGGAGCCTAAAATTGATGCGGTCACTGGGGAGATCCTCAACGCTTACGCCATGATATCGCGCGGCAGGAAGTATGCCGGCATGGCCGGAGTGCCGCTCCCTCTATCCCTGAATGATATTGAGCTTTACCTGGCATCGCGCACCATCCTGATCGACCGCATTGAATTTGATGCAGCGATACTGGCCCTTGATGATGCCTGGAGGGCTGAGTGGGCAGAGGCACAGAAACGTGCAGCAGATAAGAAAGGAAGCAACTGACCTACCATTAATGGTGGTCCATGCTACTAAAAGTCGATGATAGGATGTTTCCGATTGCAATCAAAGGAAACATATAATGAAAAAAGTCATCGCCTTGGCGCTTGGAGCGCTGTTACTTTCTGGTTGTACAGTACGTGTTGCAGATTTGACTGTGGCGAGTACTAAAAATTACAACCTCAATGGGGGTAAGTTCTATAAAGGGAAACGTGTAACAGCAGAAGATAGCTATCCGGTTATCATCTTCCCTCTTGGCATCCCGAACGTTAAAACAGCCGCTGATCGAGCGATTGAAAAAGATCGCTGTGCAGTTGGTCTGTCTGACGTAGTTGTCACTCAACTTAACCACTCCTTCCTGTTCGGTAAGATTGGTCTGCGTGTTGAGGGTAATCTTGTGATTGACCGCAGCCTGCCGGGTTGTGAGAACGCAAGCTGAATGATAAAGCCACCATCGGGTGGCTTTTTAATTTATGGGGTAGACAAGTGAAGATTATTGGATACTTAGCGATTGTAATAGGGGTGATCTTTGCTGTATCGGCGCTATTTATGGATGTGACAGTAGCGACAAGCGGTGGCTATAGGGTTAACAATCTTGGATTAATGTCATCGCGCCAAAATCATATGATATTTGGAGGTTTCGTAGCCATCGCAGGTATCATTATTGCTCTGGTGGGAGATAAGCTAAAAGCGTCCGGAACTTCAGTCAAATGCCCTTACTGCGCAGAATTAATAAATTCCGAAGCGGTGAAGTGCAAGCATTGCGGGAGTGATGTAACTCCTTCGAAGATAATAGCTAACACTGACAATACTGGAGCTAGTGATAGGCTGGCTGATGTCAATGTAAAGTTAATCGCTGGAATTGCAATTACTGTCTTTGCGGTGATTATCGTAGCAATAATGTTTTACCGCCAATGAAGTAAAGACCCGGCAGTTTCAAAAAGTTCCAACCTCGCTTTGGCGGGGTTTTTTATTGCCCGGAGAAAAGCACGTGACAGAACAAACCTCCCGCCTAGCCATTATTATTGACAGCTCTGGGGCAGAAAAGCAGGCTGACAATCTCGCAACTGCACTTGTAAAAATGACGCAGGCAGGTGAACGTGCTGCCACCAGTGCAGGGAAAGTGACAAAGGCCACTGATGAAGAAAAACAGTCCCTTTCTGAACTTTTAGATCGTATCGACCCGGTAAACGCCGCGCTGAACAAACTGGATAAACAGCAGCAGGATCTTGCGAAATTCAAATCCAAGGGGATGGTAGATACCGATACATTCGATCTTTATTCAAAGAAAATCGAGGAAACACGAAACAGGCTAACAGGATTTCGCGACGACCTTGGTAAAACCGGCCAATCCGCCGCCCAGACTGCCTATGCCATGCGCATGATCCCGGCTCAGATGACAGATATTGTTGTCGGCTTATCCACCGGTCAGTCTCCGTTTATGGTGCTGATGCAGCAGGGCGGGCAGTTGAAAGATATGTTCGGGGGTATTATTCCTGCAATTAAAGGTGTATCCACCTACGTCATGGGGTTGGTAAATCCATTTACAGTAGCTGCGGGGGCAGTTGGTCTTCTCACTTATGCTGTTTATCAAAATCGGCTGGACATTGAAGCGGCAACAAAAATTGCTACAGAGTCGCTTGGCACTAACGGTGATGCTGCCGAGCGTCTTGCACTTAATATGGTTGCGATATCCGATAAGACGGGGCTGGCGATCGAAGACGTCGGCAATATGTTTATCACTACGAATGACGGTGCCAGCGAGGCAGTAAATAAATTAATTGATGTGGGGTTTAGTTACGATGAAGCACGACAAAAAGTCTCACAATATAAAGATTCGGCTAATTTTACGGCTCTGAATGCAGATATTGATATGCATCGTCGAGAGATCCTGAAAATAGGCGACTCATGGACGGCTGCGGCTATAAAGGTCAAAAATTATTACACAGCAGCCGACAAAGGTAAGCAGAATGTTGCCCTTGGTGGTGCAATAGACCCCACAATGAGATTTATCGGCCAGGCTATCGACCTGCAATCAACGATGAATGTTTTGACCATTCAGGGTAATAAAGCTGTTGCAGAGTCTGTTGACTGGATTAATAAGGAGTATCTGGCGGCAGACAGAGTTGCCGGTGCAGAAGCTCGGTTAAAGGAGGCAAGAGAGCAGTCCAGAAAAATTGCTTTCTCAGGAAATAAAGAAGCCATCGAACAGGCAAATGCGCTAATTGCTGTACGAGAAAAGGAACTTGAGCAGGCTAAAAAGGCTGGACAACCTAAGACCCACAAAGGAAAAGCCTATACAGAGGACGCGGCAACCCGGCTGCTTGATCAAATAAACCAGCAGACAGCTGCCTTGCAGTCGCAACTGGATGCCAGTGACAAGCTTAACAGCGCAACCCAGGCACGTGTTAAGTTCGAACAGCAAATTACTGACCTCAAGTCTAAAACGCAGCTCACCGCTGACCAGAAATCGATCCTTTCCCGTTCAGATGAAATCCTCCAGGCGTATAAGCAGCAGGAGGCACTGCAAAACTCCGTAAAAACCCTGGATGATTACCGGAAAATGCAGGAACAGGTAAAGACGAAGGATGAGCGGACCAACGATCTGCTTAAAACCCGTCTTGAACTGCTGGAGAAAGCCAAAGCAACCGGGCAACTAAAACCCGGTGAATATGAAAAAACACGGGCAGATATTTATCAAAACACCGATATGCAACTGCCCTCGACGGTTCGTAATGTTGTAGGAAACCTGACACCCACAGGAGGGCGACTCTCTGGAACTTTTGAGGGGATGCAGGGGCAAATCAACGAATATGACCAGGCTCAGCAAGAGCTCCAGCGCTGGCTGGCAGCTCAGGAGGAAGCTTATGCGAAGGCCGGCGAAATAACTGCCGAGGGTGAGGCCAGAATGACCTCGATTCGTCAGCGTGCAGCGGATGCAAATCAGGTCATAGAGGCTCAGAAAAACACCATCATATCTGCGGCCACGCAATCCTTGTTTGACAGTACCGCCGACATCATGCGAACTGGGTTTGGTGAGCAATCGGCAATCTACAAGGTTGCTTTTGCTGCGAGCAAGGCATTCGCTATCGCTGACTCTATGGTGAAAATCCAGCAGGCTATAGCAAGTGGGGCAGTAAGCGCGCCTTATCCGGCCAACATCATCGCTATGGCCTCAATCGCTGCGCAGACTGCCAGTATCGTCTCAAATATCCAGGCTGTTTCAGGCGTTGGCTTCGCCTCCGGCGGTTACACTGGCCCCGGTAGTAAGTATCAGCCCGCAGGTATTGTTCACAAAGGAGAGTACGTCTTTGACCAGGCGTCAACGAACCGGATCGGCGTGTCTCAGCTTGAGGCACTTCGAAATGGCCAACCGCTTGATGCAACTCTGGGGCGTACAGGGTTTGGTACTGGTGTTCAGAACGTTAACAGCGATAACAGCAGCAAGACCACCATCCATGCTCCCATTGAGCAACATTTCCATACGCCGCCCGGTGTGACACCTGATCAGATGGCTCTCTCCATGGCTCAAACGCAGAAGCGGGCGACAACGGAAGCCCTGGATCAGGTTGCTGCGCAATTGTTGAGAGGGGACGGGAAAGTTGGTAAGGCAATGCGCAGTAAATATTCAGGCAGAGGGTTAGAGTGATGACTGATATCTACTACCCGCATGACAGTCTTCCGATGCCATTACAGGAAGGATACGGATTCCAGCCTGTAAGCCCGTTAAAACGAACCCAGTTAACCACCGGTCGCGCGAGGCAAAGGCGAGCTTTTACGTCCACGCCGACGCAGGCCAGCATCACCTGGTTTATGGAAACCGATGCGCAGGGACTGGCGTTTGAGTCCTGGTTCCGTGATGCGTTATCTGACGGGGCTGCATGGTTCATGATGAAGCTGCAGACGCCGGCAGGCATTAAGTTTTACAAATGCCGCTTTACAGATATTTATCAGGGACCGGTGCTGGTGGCCCCGATTTACTGGAAGTACACAGCGACGCTTGAATTATGGGAACGCCCCCTTGCTCCTGCCCCATGGGGTAATTACCCGGAATGGATCGTCGGCAGCTCACTGCTGGATATTGCGCTGAATAAGGAGTGGCCGAAGCATGACGCAGATTAAACGCCTCTACGCCAGCAGCGGGCCGGAGGTGATCATTGAGACGCTGCAGATCACCATTGGTTCTGACGTCCATTATCTGTGCCAGGGTTACGAGAACATCACGGCAACGACGGAGAACGGCGATACCGTAACGTTTACCGCCTGTGCAATAGACATTGCGCTGCCGGCGCGCAATGCGGACGGTACGCAAGATTTGAAATTTGCCCTGTGCAATATCGATGGTGTTGTGTCCACGGCGATCCGCAATGCGCTGGCTAACCGTCTGTCTGCATCGCTGACGTACCGGCGTTATATCTCCACGGATTTAGCGGCCCCTGCGGAAGTGCCTTATACGCTGAAAATCAAGTCTGGTTACTGGACGGCGACAGAGGCGCAGATTACCGCGGGTTATATGAATATCCTCGATACCGCCTGGCCGCGATACCGCTACACGCTCCCTGTATTCCCCGGACTGCGTTATATCAGCTAAGGGATCCCAATGTTTAACCCTGATAAATACCGTTCAGTCACCTGGCTGAAGGGCGGGCGCGTATATCCGCAGCTCGACTGTTTCGGCATTGTAAATGAGATACGTCGCGACCTGGGGCTACCTGAATGGCCGGATTTTGCAGGTGTGACCAAAGACGGCGGGGGCCTCGACCGGGAAGCGCGCCGGATGATGCTTACCCTTGAGCGCTGCGAACCCTGCGAAGGGGCCGGGGTGGCCTGTTATTCCGGGTCGACTGTCACCCACGTAGGGATCGTGGTCAGTATCGGTGGTCTGTTGCATGTGGCGGAATGCAACCCGGGTACGAACGTCACCTTTCTGCCGTTGCCGCGGTTTAAGCGGCGATTTGTCAAAGTGGAGTTCTGGCAATGACCATTCGTTTTTACCCGTCCCGGCTTCCCGGTGAACCACTCGAAACGCATGAGCATGGTGTAACCAGTATTCGCAGCTGGCTGGTGGCAAATGTTGAAGGCTACGAGGATCGGGATGTCCCACCGCTGACCGTTGAGGTTGAGGGGCTGTTAATTCCGCAAGGCGAGTGGGCTAAGTGTGTGATTCGCCCTGATAGTGATGTCCGGCTTTATCCGGTGCCTTTCGGGCTTGAGGCCGCGACAATTGCCTGGATAGGAGTGGGCATTGCCGTCGCATCTGCGGCTTATTCATTGTTCATGATGAGTAACATTGATGCCGGCGGCTATACGTCATCCACAGGTCGAAGCCTCGACCTGAACCCCGCTAAAGCAAACAGCGCGAAACTGGGTGATGCGATTCGTGAAGTTTTTGGGCGCGTGCGTATTTATCCGGATTATGTCGTGCAGCCGGTTACCCGGTTTGATGCCGCCGATCCTACGAAAATGCGCGTCCAGATGCTGCTGTGTCTCGGTGTCGGTGATCTGATTTATACCAATGGCGATATCAGGGTTGGCAGTACGCCAGCTTCAACGCTACCGGGATTCAGCAGCACCCATTACCCGCCAGGCGCGGACGTTTCCGGTGATGAGCGCAGCGAAAACTGGGTCAACTCCACCGAAGTGGGCGGGACGTCATCCGGCACCGGGCTGGATATGGCCCAGACGTCGCCGGATGCCGACGATATTATCGCAGACAGCATGACCGTATCCGGTTCGAGCGTAACGTTTACCGGGCTGGATACGGATGATGATGACGATAATGACGAGAACGATAACGCACTGCCGCCCAGCTGGGTCGCTGGCGCCGTGGTCGAACTGAAAGCCCCGGCGAACTACCAGATCACCACGGCGGCTGGATACAGCGTTATCGCAAGCCCGCTGCTGACGGAGATCGCGCCGGTGGTTGGAATGCCGGTGACGCTGGGGTTTAACTCTGTCGATTACGATCTGTTTATCGCGTCATATACCCCCGGTCAGGCTGCGGTGCCCGGCACCGGGGGGAGTGCGGCAAAAGTCCAGGCCAGTGCGGCCCCGACCACCTACGATTTTTCGACCAGCTCCAGCACGTTCACGATCACCTGGCAGGGGGGTACCTACCCGGTGTCACTGGTGGCTAACTACGTCTCGATGTCGGGACTGCTGGCGGCAATCACCGAGGGACTCACTGGCTCCGGCCTGGTTGCGCAGGACAACGGCGGAACTGTACTGATAACCGAGTCGGCCAGTCCGTTCGCGGGTGGGGCGATCACGTCCTCTTCACTGCCTGCAGCTGTTTTCGGTGATGCCCCGGTTTCCACCTCCGGCACGGCATCAACCGGCGGCAGCCCGGCGGTAACGGCGAATGTGACACTCGCCTATAACTCTGCCACGGGCACCGCATTCTCCGGGATGCCGGAGGGGGTGCAACGGCTTTCACTTGCTCACCGCGGGAATGAGTACCGGATTGTGTCAGCTGGCGGCACGACGGCGACGGTGGCGCGCCTGGTTTCCGGTGCCGTTGATGAATCATGGCCGGGATTCACCGCCAGGACGATGATCGACTATGAGGCCACTGGTCTTAACGACACGCTGAGCTGGCTGGGGCCGTTCCTGGTTTGCCCTGAGAATGAAGTGGTGGATGCATTCGAGGTGAATTTCTCCTTCCCGAACGGCATCTGTGGCTTTGACAGTAAGGGCAAAAAACGGATCCGCCACGTGGAGTGGGAGATACAGTATCGCGTCTACGGTTCCGGATCGGGGTGGGTGAGTCACCAGGGCGAGTATGCGCTTAAAAACGTCAACGGGTTAGGTTTCACTGAGCGGATCACCCTCAGCTCTCCGGGGCTGGTAGAGGTTCGCTGCCGTCGGCGCAATGAGCAGGGCTCAAACAACGCGCGAGACAGTATGTACTGGCAGGCGCTGCGCGGGCGACTGCTGACGCGCCCTTCATCCTATCCCGGCGTGTCGCTGATGGCGGTGACCGTTGAGACGGGGGGCAAATTGGCGGCTCAGTCGGACCGCCGCGTAAACGTTGTGGCCACGCGCGCCTATGACTCAGGAACGGCCAGAACTATCTCGGGTGCTCTGCTGCATGTCGGAAACTCGCTGGGGCTGGAGATGGATGTCGACACCATCAACGCGCTGGAGTCCGCGTACTGGACGCCACGGGGGGAAAATTTCGATTTTGCTACCGGAGACAGTATCTCAGCGCTGGAAATGCTGCAGAAGATAGCCAATGCCGGGAAGTCCCGCTTTCTGTTAAGCGATGGCCTGGCGACGGTCAACCGTGAGGGGATTAAGCCATGGACTGGCGTGATCACTCCGCATGAGATGGTGGAGGAGCTGCAGAGCGGATTTACCGTGCCCTCAGGTGATGATTTTGATGGTGTCGACGTGACGTACATCAACGGGACTACCTGGGCAGAGGAGACCGTTAAATGCCGGACGCCTGATAATCCTACGCCGGTGAAAATAGAGAATTACAAACTCGATGGGGTACTGAATCAGGATCACGCCTACCAAATCGGGATGCGTCGCCTGATGAAATACCTGCAGCAGCGGGTGACGTTCCAGACCACTACCGAGCTGGACGCGCTGTGCTACAACACGGGCGATCGCATAGTGCTCACGGATGATATTCCGGGCAACAACACGATTTCCTGTCTGGTGGAGGCGATGACAACGGCTGGTGGCGTGACAACGTTCACCGTCACGGAGCCGCTGGACTGGTCTTTCGAAAATCCCCGCGCGCTGATCCGTTATCAGGATGGCTCTGCATCCGGGCTGATGGTGGCGAGCAGGGTGGGTGATTTTCAGCTGTCAGTCCCGCACCTGAGCGAGTTTGATGATCCCATGCGGGTTGACCTGTCGTCGGCAACCATCGAGCCGATCCGCCTGGTGTTCTGCGGCTCAACGCGCCACGTCTACGACGCCATTGTAGAGGAGATCGCGCCGCAGTCTGACGGCACCTGTCAGATCACCGCAAAAGAATACCTCGAATCGTTCTACCAGTACGACGACGCCACATACCCCGGCGACGCTGCTTAATACCAAAAAAATCCCTTTCAACTTTTCTTTCGCTCAAACCCTCGTTTGGGCGAAGCCTCTTTTTTGGAGCAAAAAACATGGCCTTTAACCCGGAGCTGGGGAGCACGTCTCCCGCTGTGTTGCTCGATAACGCCGAGCGTCTGGATAAGCTGGTCAATGGTGAACAATCCACGGTGGATGACCGCAGCGGAGAGCCTCTTCCTACCTGGCGCGGGATCACTGCTGATATTGAAAGCGTGCTCGCGTCGCTTGATACCTCCAACTCAACATTTCCGGATGAGCCATCCGGGATAGCAGGCACAACAAACGGGCAATATTTCCGTACGCCGCAAGGGACCGAATCGCCTGTGGCCTTTCGATATTTTGTTAATGCGAATGGTGTTGCTCAGGAGGTTGCGTGGCTGCTGGGCGCTCAGCGCTTTTTTGACTTTCTCTACCTTTTTAACTCCATGTTCAGTAGCAGTGGTGTTGATGGGTTTGACGCTATTTTTTCCAATACGCAGGGGCAGTATGTCGGTGGTATTGATTCCTCTGGTGCCCTGAACTTCGGGAAGATGATCGCGAACCTCGCAGCGTTTGCGTCAGCTGATATCAAGTCCTTGACGACGGAATCAATGAAGCTGGCGAGCGGGGCTGAGGTGACCTCAAATATCCCGCCGGGATTTGAATGGGCGCTCATGAGCCTGTTCGGCAGCGCTGCTGTTGGCCTGAAAGACGACGGCACCTTTGCGGCAGGGAAGCTGCAGGCACTGGTAGCCAGTATCGGGAAATTGACTGGTGACATCGTTTTACATGGCGGGGGGAAAACCACAGGCACATTACCCGAGGGTTTTCTGTGGGGCTGGATGGATGATTACGGGCGGGTTACACACGGCGGGAAAACCGATGGAAGCGTTGAATCCGGTACGATAAAAGTAAAAAAACTTATCGCCACTACCATCGAGTCAGACTCAATTCCGGCTGAAAAAAAAGAGATTAAATATAATCTCGCAGATCTTATCCATATCTGTATTTTTGGGCAGTCAGTAGGGACTGGTATTAACGCGATGCCGCTGCAGACTATCGCAGAGGTCCTGAATGCCTGGCGATTTATTGCCGGGGTGCGAGCCCAGGATGGAGCCGGAACGTCTGAAGAGAATCATGCCAGTATCGTACCGTACACTGAAACCTCCGCTGTCACCGGAGACGGAACCGGATATGAAACGCCACTGGGCGGGGCTGTAACCGCTATTCTTGATCGGCTTGCTGTCGATGCCGCGGGTTATACGCCAGGTGATGTTCAGTTACTGGCATCATCACCCGGTCAGGGTAGCCGTTCCATTTCAGAGCTGAAACAGCCAGCGGGCATTTACATGACCCGCCTGAAAGATGATATGGCATACGGCATGGCAAGAGCCAATGAGAAAGGCTGGACATATTCTCCTCATGCCATGATCTGGTCTCAGGGGCAGGCTGACCAGTCAGCAGGTACCCCCGCTGAAACATACATGGCCTCATTCGATCAGATGGTCGCTACTGTCAACGCCTACGTATCGTCTCTCGTGGGGAAAACCGTTGAGCTTCCCTGGTTTCTTGATCAGTTCAATTCATGGAAAAACCGCACTCCGAACACACTTTATCCGACGATCCCCCTGGCGGCATTGCAGCTGGCCCGCACACGGGATGATACGCGCCTTGTTCAGCCGACGTACATGTACGACTACTTCGATCAAGCGCATCTGCTGGGATTTGATTCAAAAATTTATGGATATCGATTTGGACTGGCTATCGTGCAGGAGATGCTGAGCGGGAAAAAATTCGAGCCGCTCTGGTCAAAGGACGTTTCTCTCCAGGGGGGCATAGCAAACATCTGGTATAACCCGGTTGGCAAACTAGTGCTGGATACCAGTATTGTCACCGATCCGGGTAATTACGGGATATCGGTGATAGACCCTGACGGCAACGAACTCACGCTAGCCGAAGTTTCTGTCCACCTGAACCGCCTGCGCGTCCGTGCATCTGGCGGCATTCCCGCAGGCTCAAAAATCCGCCTGGGCTTTACTGGCGGCACCACCGGGACACTCCCGAGCCGAACCAATGGTCCACGCTGCTGCCTTCGTGACAGCCAGGGCGACACTATCAAATTCGACCCGAACGGCGTGGCGTATCGCATGGATAACTACGCAATCGTTGAAGAAATCACACTAAACTAAGAGGCACACATGGTCGCAAAATTAGGTTTTATCGTGGATGGTTCTGGCTGGGACCCGGCCAATATTATCGGCAGTATCTACCCTCAACCGACGGTCGCCAATATTGGGTTGCTGAATGCTGACGGGGTAACCATGCTGGCAGGGGCGGCACCGACACAAATCGGCTCACCAGTGATGGGTGATGGTTATCAGACGCTGAACGGCTATAACGCAGGGTATGATACGGGAATTGCAGATACACCGGTCAAGACCATGATGGCGCTGGTTAAACCAGTAATTAGCGGCTCGTTGCGGTCGCTGGGGATCGGCTCATATCACGGCGGTAATGGCACTCCGCCAGTGCCTCAGGGGGACACATTCGTTATTGACCCGGTTAACCTGACGGTCAGAGCGATTGGCAGCACGACAACAGGCGTGGCGACGTCATCTCTGGCCCTGACCGCAGCAGACCTGACAAAATTTTTTTTACTGGTTGCGGATTATTCAGCGGCAGGCGTACAGCTTCACATGTTCAGAGAGGGTGCCCTGGTCAGCGCAGCCCTGGCGCCATTCGCTACGAGGGCAATTCCGACATCCACGATCCGCCTGGGTATCGGGTATGATATTTCAACCGTGACGGGGGGATTGAACGGGCCGATTCAGGAATCAGCCTGGGGGATATGGTCTGGAGTGAATCTGACGACGGCAGAAAAAAACAGTATGTATTCGACGTTGAAAGATATGTTATCGGGTCAGATACCAATAAGTTAAAATAAGTCTCCACTTTTTGATGGTGGAAGGTTTGCTTTATCATTTTTAGTCAATGTTTTTTCATGTCATGGATGTAAGTGGTAAAATTAGCCCCTAATTAACAGGCTTTCAAAAGTTCCATGATGGTCCTTCGCTAGTCTTAAAAAAGAGAGGAAGACATCTCTTTTAAGGTTGCAATGTAAGGGGGTGGGGTATATTTTGTGTTTATGCATAATTACCCCCACCCATTAATGATTGGTTTTTTTCTTTACAATTCTTGTGGCAATAAAAGGGTATTTTCTGATAGCGCCATTTTTCTTAATATTTTTTATTAATTTTGTTCTGCTTGGGCTTGAAATAGTACCTCCGTCTAAAAATCCGGTAAGTTTAAATAATTCAAGAACGAAATTTGAAGGAAATCCCTCGGCAATGTGCAGAGTATCATTGTATTCAGCTATAAGCATCTTGAAATAAAACATACTTTGCTCTATTGCTCCATGATAATCAACCCCTTCAGCCTGGCCGATAATGTTATCTGCATCGTCCTTTATTGTTGTGCTATGAATTAGATTCCCTGATGAATGTGCTGGCAAAGGTAAGTAAGTCCAGTTAAGAATAAACTTAAAATCTCCTATGGTAAACATCAAAACATTCTTTCTCGTATTATTTTCTGGTGCTTGTGTACTTGATGAACCAATAAAGAGGGAGTAAAAAATCGTCGAACATGTACAGTCAAACTCACCGATACTTAACCTTCTGAATTTTCCTTTATTTTTGGCATTGTATTTTTCAATTGAGAGGTCTGGTGCTCTTCTGCTAAATACATGAATAAATCCTGAATTATTTTTTATTGCTGGAGTGACAATGTGAGTGTTTATTATTCCAGACGTAGGTATGTCAAGCGTCTGTTTTATGAAGTTAATGTTCTCCTTACTGTCCAAACTTTTATGAAATGAATATCTTTGCTGTTTTATTTCATTATCATTATTCGGCACCCCACCTGAGTCTCTATAAAATTGCGCATGCTTGCAATACATTAAAACATCGCCATTCTTTTTTAATTCAAACTTAAAAAGTGTTTTGTCGACCTTATCAACCTTTACTGTTACTTGCGTGATTGAAGGTTCGGTAAATAAATTTTGTTTTGAGCTATCTATCTTAAGGTTATTATCCATTTTATCATTCCTAAGTTATCAGGATAAATTTATTCTTTTATATGATAATTTAATACACTATTATACTATGCAAATCCAGATGATTTTTAAGTTTAATATATAATTCTCATCTTTATCAAGACTACAGGCAATGGAGTAGATGCCGTAGAGCGCTGCCGCAGGGTGATGGAGGTTGGATCAACCCGGCAGCAGGTGGCTGATGTAATAGGTGTAGACGTGAAAACAATCTACAAGTACCTCCCGGCGACTTGAAGACAAAGATTTCACTACTTTTCCTGATATGTTACGTTTGGCTTAATCAATTCATTCAGCTTTGAAAACAGTTTGGTTTGTTTGTGATGAGTAAGAAAATAATAAGTTTTAGAGATTTTCTAACTATTAACCATAACCTTATGCACATGTCCGATACATGGGCTGATTTGTGGGCGTTGATTTTTTACACACGTTTAAGTGCGGGAAGGCTGCTGTCACTCCGTTACGATGACATTAATGGTTGTTCGATAATGATACGGGAACCGGGACATCTGAAGGCGCTACGTGTTGAATCAACCCCTCCAGTGGAGGGGATCATTGCTCGTAGAAGAGAACGCTATCCAGAAGATGTTTTTTTATTTCAGAGCCATTCTAACCGTGTGAAGTACCAACGCCGGCCGGTCACTATAATTGCTTTCAACGCCGCTTTACGTCGCGCCGCTAGATCATTACCAGACGTTAACGTAAGCAGTAGTAGCGCGAGAAACATACCGGACTAACCGCCTGTCCAGTCGCGTGTGGCCGATGTGACAGGCGTGGGGGTGAAGACTATTTACAAATATTTGCCAGTACAATACGGCGATAAAAAATCCCCTTGAGCAGGCACACTCAAGGGGAAAATACTACATAACATCATTGCTGTGTGCGTCTTTGCGCTCGTCTATCTTCCAAGAAGATGCCTAAAGCTTCCAGATATTTCTGGTCTGAGCAGTTAAACATTGGGTCGGTAGCCGATGTAATAGGAGGGGGTGAAGACGATTTATAAATATTTTCCAGCCGGTTAAGTTTGCTCAACTGCGAACCGTATGCAAGAGATCGCAGGTGAGCAATTTGCTATGAAGGTATTGCCATAGCTGAAAAATTTTAACCTCGCATTGTTCGCAAAACCATCAAAGAGCTAAGGCCTGAAAACACTTTAAGACTTACCTCACTCGTTACATCAATGTGTTACGGCAATGACATAAATTGATAGCCAGAACCTATATTGATCTGTCGCTCTGCTAAAACTACTGTATATAAAAACAGTGTTAATCTGAGCGAGTCAATTATGCAGTTTTATACGCCCGTTGAGTTACGTGAGATCATGCTGATCCCGTTGTACAGTGACCTTGTGCAATGTGGTTTTCCAAGCCCTGCACAGGATTACGTTGAGCAACGCATAGACCTGAATGAGTTACTAATCAATCACCCCAGTGCGACGTATTTTGTCAAAGCCGCCGGCGACAGCATGAAAGACGCCGGCATAGGGGAAGGGGATCTTCTGGTTGTGGATAGCTCAAGGACAGCAGTTCATGGCGATATCGTTATTGCTGCTGTGGATGGGGAATTTACCGTTAAGAAGCTGCAGCTGCATCCGCGGGTTCAGCTTAACCCAATGAACCCTGCATATTCGCCGATAGTCGTTGGTAGCGTGGATACTCTCGATGTGTTCGGGGTCGTAACTTACATCATCAAATCGGCTGGCTGAAATGTTTGCACTTTGCGATGTGAACTCATTTTACGCATCCTGCGAAACTGTTTTCCGTCCTGACCTGAAGGGGCGGCCGGTGGTCGTTCTGTCAAACAATGATGGCTGTGTTATTGCTCGTTCTGCTGAGGCGAAGCCCTTCGTCAAAATGGGGGAGCCTTATTTCAAGCAAAAGGACATGTTTCGCCGGCACGGTATTATCGCGTTTAGCAGCAACTATGAGCTTTATGCTGATATGTCCAACCGAGTGATGACAACGCTGGAGGAACTCTCTCCACGCTGCGAAATTTACAGTATTGATGAGGCATTTTGCGATCTGACTGGTGTTCGTAACTGTCGCGACCTTACCGATTTTGGCAGGGAAATTCGCGAGACGGTTCTGCGCAGGACGCACCTCACGGTCGGCGTCGGCATAGCCCAGACTAAAACCCTGGCGAAGCTGGCCAATCATGCTGCGAAACAGTGGCAGCGACAGACCGGAGGAGTTGTGGATCTGTCTAATCTGGAAAGGCAGAGGAAGTTGATGGCTTTGCTTCCGGTGGATGAGGTCTGGGGAGTCGGGCGCCGCATCAGTAAAAAACTGGAGGCTATGGACATTAAAACAGTGCTTCAACTGGCTGATACCGATATCCGTTTTATCCGGAAACACTTCAACGTTGTGTTGGAGCGAACCGTGCGGGAGCTGCGTGGCGAACCATGCCTCGGGCTGGAGGAGTTCGCACCGGTAAAGCAGGAAATCGTTTGCAGCCGTTCGTTCGGCGGTCGTATCACGGAATACCATGAGATGAGGCAGGCAATATGCAGCTACGCCTCACGTGCAGCGGAGAAACTCCGTGGTGAGCACCAGTATTGCAGATTTATCTCGGCATTTGTCAAAACCAGCCCCTTTGCGCTGAACGAGCCGTACTATGGGAACAGTGCATCGGTAAAGCTGCTAACGCCAACCCAGGACAGCCGGGACATTATCACCGCGGCGACGAAATGCCTCGATGCAATATGGCGAGACGGACATCGCTATCAGAAAGCAGGCGTGATGCTGGGGGATTTCTACAGTCAGGGCGTGGCCCAGCTCAACCTCTTCGACGACAACGCACCACGGAAGAATAGCGAGAAACTGATGGAAGTTCTCGACCATCTCAATGCGAAAGGCGGAAGAGGAACTCTGTATTTTGCAGGGCAGGGGATCCAGACTGTCTGGCAGATGAAACGGGAAATGCTTTCGCCGAGGTATACAACTCGATTTTCAGATATTCTTTCAGTACGATAA